CATTTCTTTTTAGCCATCCCACCGCGCATCATTTTCTTTGCTGCTACGCCGCCACGCATCATTTTCTTAGATGCCATTTTAGCCATGCCACCGCCGCGCATTTTTTTAGTTGCGACACCGCCACGCATCATTTTCTTAGATGCCATTTTAGTTTTGCCCTTCATTGCGTAATTTCCTTCTCTCGATTACTAATGATTCATACACATCCGTAGGGAAGTGTTTATAATACCCAGACTTCTCCAGACTCAATGCTGCATCGTCTAAGGTAGATAGCCTTTGTATAAATACCATGCAGTAGATAAGGCTATTGTCTACTACACCATCCTCAAGTAAAAAATTTAAGCCGGCCTTTTCAGCATCGTAATCAGGGTGGAACACCATTAGGTGCATATCCTTGCCTGCAATAGATAAGGCTTCGTTTACGCCATCGCACCACCCATCTAGGTAGTGCATATCCGGTAAATACTCGCTAGCCCATACAACAATATCATAGTCATGTTGGTCAAAGTCTGAAACTTCTTTAGCTAATCCGTCTATTCCAGTATTTATGCTAAATGTAACTTTATTATCTAGCCATGCTTGCTTTGCGTAGGGGCACGGTGGTAGTCCATTAAGTTTCTCATTAGGTATTTCAAGAAATTCATGTGACCACTTTCGTATATCAGCTTCTACTCTGTGCATTAACCTTGCTTTATTTTATTGTATGCTTCTGGACTTGCGGCCTTTAGTGCTTTTAGGCCAGGAGTATCTTGAACCATGCCACCTGCAGCATACATATGTACTTTTCCACCTGAAGTACCTCCAGAAACCATAGCAGTTTTATTTTTAGGTTTTTTCATTTTGGTAACGCCTTTTTTATTCTTTAGGTCACGTTCAGCTCTACCACTTTTAATATATTCGGCTAAAGACATAGTATCTGAAGCTTTACCATCAAAAAAATTTTCTTTTATCTGCTGTTCTTTTGTTTTAGCCATGGTTATTTCCCCTTACCCACAGTTGGTAATTCCATAATATGCGGTGTTTTAATTTTAGTTCCACCACTTCTTTTAGAGGTTATTTCCATACCCTGTGATTCTAGGTATTCTTGGAACGTTTTTCCTTGCAACATTTTTGGTAACTTAGCACCCGCCGCTTCAGCACGTTTAGCATACTTAAAAAGAGTAGAATCAATGGCTGTGTTTCCTGTAATTTTAGGTTTTACATATTTTTCATAATACTCTTTATGATAACGGGCGGGAGCAGATGCAGGATAGGGTTTAGGCAATCCTTCTGGTTGTTTCTCGGGTTCTTTTTCACGTTTGGTAGAAATTACAGACATATCCACTGATGTATAGCCGCTACTTTTATTAGTCATTTGGAAATTTTCCTTCTTCCATAGCTTTAGATAATTTAATCGCACGTGTGCCAACTTGTGTAGCCCAGCGTGAATCCAGCATTTCTACAGCTGCGGTCGTATAATCACCGTCATAAATAGCCGCCCACATCCTTTTAAATTTACAAAGACGGGGCACGCCCATATTAAAAGCCATATCCATTACAACTAACTGGCGTACAGCATCTAATTCTTCGACACAGCTATGGGCTCGGCACAGCTCTTCTTCAACAATCTCAATATCATTAGTAGCCAAATATACTGCGTCAGCTTCTGTAATTCCGAATTCATACACATGGTTAATAGAAGGAATATCTAAATAGTCTAACTCTTCCTTAGTAATACCGCGGTCTTCTAAGTTCCTGCCGATACCAATTGTATCAATTCCTAGGGAATCCTTATATACGTTTAGCACAATACCTTCATGCTTTATCAGCTTTTCAATATAGTGTGCCCTATCGTACTTCATTTAGTTTTACCCCAGTTAATTATTTCGTCTATGGTTCGCCCACAGCCGATACACTTATTTTTTTCTTCATCTAGAACGCAAATTCCTACACAAGGACTTTTATTTTTTTCTAGGGACACTGCTTTCAACTGTATTGTCCCCCTTATGCTCGTGCCCCATCCAAATTCCAAAGACACCCGTCATAACGCCCATAACTACGCTTACAAAAGCTGACTGCGCTGCTGTAGGGTCAGGCAAGCCCATGAACCATTCAGCACACCGCCAAGACATTACGGTACTGGCTAACATCATAAATCTAGGAAGTATCTTCCATTTTAGAAATGCTTCTACAGTCATTACTTTTTACCGAAGAATTTTGTCGCTGAGCGGACTCCAAAGCTTGCAGCAACAATAACGCCCAAGCTGTACTGGTACCATTCAGGCATTTGCTCCAATTGTTGAAATCCATTTGCAACTATTTCTTCCATTCCAGGCACGAAAGCCATAACTAGGGGTATACTAAATAAAACTGTAAGCCATTCGTCTTTCCAAGAGTTAGATGACCCTTTAGCCATCTCCAAGTCCCAGTCAATCTCGCCTGTGGCTTTCTTCTGCATAACGATAGCTTCTGCTTGAGCTTTAGCTACCTTAGTCTGTGCTTTGGCTTTGGTTTGTTCAACCTGTCCTGACATCCATGTGCCAGCAATTTCTGCAATTGGTCCGATTAGTAAGTTTAACACTTCCACCTCTTCCGTGCTTGACGCAAACGACTATTTGGGTCTTTTGCTGCTTTAGGAAACTTCTTCATTTGTCCTGCAGACCTAGCACAAAACGATTTACGCCGCTTTGCATCTTTACTGCCCTTTTTAACCTTGCCTGTTACGGCTGTTTGTAGTTTACTGCCAGGATTAGCGCGTCTATGCGCAGCCACACCCTTAGCAGTCATACCGGCACCAGACTTAGTGGGTCGGTAGTTGGCACCTTTACCGGTTGTAGTCTTCCGAATAGGTACATCCTTTTTACGTGGTGCCATTATTTAGACTTTCTTTTTCTGCCGGAAGCTGTTACAGACCATTTAACTTTAGCTGGTCCAGTTTTCTTAGCGGCTTCCTTTTTAGATATACGGCTGGCAACTTTAGCGGGTCTGCAAGCTGGATATGGGCGTTTTTTCTTTTCAGAACCGGAACGACCACATTTTTTGCCTGTTTTTACATCCCGCCAATCTTCTTTAAACCATTTTGTCAGTCCGCCTTTAGGTTTAGCCATTACTTATATTTTCCACCACGCTTCTTGTATGTCTTAACAAGCCATGCGTTAGCATAAGCTGATGGATATACCTTAAATTTCTTTTTTGCTTCCGCTTTAACGCGTGAGTACAGGGCTTTATCTTTTGGGGTAGACGCCATTAGGTATTTACTCCTGGTTTTTTAATAGAGTTGTGTGTACATTTCCATTTTATTTCAGAATCAGATGGAATAGCCGGTATAATGCTGTGTACCATTTCATCTACGCGTTCTTTACATAGTACTTTTGTTTCATATGGTCCTCGAACATCACGCAATTCCATGCACCCATCCGTAAAAGCAGCTGAACAAATCATTATAAATGCTGTAAACATTGACATAACCTTTTCTAAGGAGTATAAAAAAGATGGACGGACCCCAACGTTGTCAAGACTCCGCCCATAAAGTGCCTTAGAGTGGCTATAGCGAACCCCGCAGGAATAAGTACAGCATCAGGTCTTTGACAGTAAATTAATCTCAGCAACCAACGTTTTTAACATCCTCAACACTGGATAAATTTACAATTGTACATATTGTATCATAATTAGTTACATTTGTGAAGATAATATTATTGACTTTCTTAACGTTACAAGTACATGCTTTAGATATTAGAATATTTTTCTATTTTTCTAGACATATGTAAAAAAGTTATGCTCAGTATATTTTTTAGGGGTTGACAGGGGGGTCTAAAAAGTCTATAGTTTGTCTTCCTTTTTCTTTTTTCCCCTTTTTTCTTTTTCCGGAACAACCTAAGATTAGCAAAATATGAAAAGAAATAAAAAAAAGTATTTTGATTTCACTAGAATTACAAAAAGTAGACATAATACATATAAATCTCCAATATATAGCTTTGACTATGTGGAGGTAAAAAGAAATGATAAAGAAAATAACAACAATACAAGTAATAAATCCCGTAGTAAAAGAAGCTTGGAAAAAGAAACATACAATAATACCAAACAAAAAGAAAAAACTACCTAAAAAATACAAATACAAATCAGAAGATTAACAAAATCACAGAATTCACCCAGCTAGTTTAAGGCGTAAAACCCTTGCTAGCTTTTATTTTGCCTAAAAACTGACGTAGGGGGCCGCCACGGTGCACCCGCCGCCACTGGTATATGAATTGAAATTCCCAATTTTGTGTCGTACTCATGTACATGTAACTGGTAAGGGGGGCCTGGCCCATGCGTACCCGTCTGCCGCAGATTTTTTCATGGCTGAACCCGTTGATTTCATTGGGTTTTTTCGGGTTGTAATTTTATTACTCTGCAGCGAAATAATGTTGCGCCTGGACCAGGCTCTGCGTAATAATCTTAGGCTATCCGCCTGTGTGGGTAATATTCTTTCGGGCCGCCAACTATAACGTGATGCAGAAAAGATGCAGGCAAAGC